AAGACGTCAAATACTCTATCACTCATATGAAGTTTCACGTACTCTCTCCACCTAGCCACCTTTTCAGGTACTACGTTGAGGTCCGCAAACTTAATTTCTGGCTCTGTAGGTATGACGTAATTACGTTTATGAAGAGCGTCAATTAAATCTCCTTTGTTGCGCATATATTGTTCATTAGCCTTAGTAAGCTTGAATAAAGAAGTAGCATCTTTAAAGTCAATAGGACGCGGATTTAAAAAGAAATGCGATTCGCGATCGCTCGCAAAGTTCACATTTCCCGCTAAATCATCTGCAATCATACATCCTTTACTATGCTCCAAAAATAAAGCCGCATCAAGAGTTTCATAAGTCATTGAATTTTGAGCTATCCGCTCATTATCCGGTGACATCTCTCGAGTCTCTGGTTCTGGAAGGTTAATTTCCATCTTGAAATCATCCTTATCTTTATTCTGCACAAACTCTTTAAGTCTGCAATCAGAACACATATGCTCAAACTTCCAATGCTTACAAATCCTCGTTGGACGATTCATTGTACCATCAAAAGCTCGCTGCTCTTTATCCTTGTGAGCAGTACAAGTTTGTCCAAGCCATCGCATGAATGTGTGGATATCGATCCACTTGAGTTCTTTACCTTCGAAAGATACTGGGCGATATTCCCAAGTCTTGTTAGTGAGTTGAATCACTTCCTCGACAAGGATATCCCATCTATCAATCTCATCACCTCCGAAGATGATGGATTTATCAAAAGTATTAGTACCCTTATAGCAATATTGAGCCTTTGCTTTAAGGGTGAAAACCCAAGGAAATCTACGTACTCCAGCAGCGGGTGCTGTGAAGTAATCTCTTGCTCCAAAATCTTTGATGTTTGCAGTTGCAATAACAATTTTACAATTTGGAGTAACAGTAGATTTATCTTCGATTCCAGGCATATTCAATAATGGCCTGACGGGATTAATAACCCCGATAACATCGTTAACAACGGTATTTCCTGCTGAACCAGGAATAGCCTGGCCCAAATCATCGTATACCCAAATTCCCTGTTTATGTTGAGCTCCATTGTAGAACTCAACACCAGGTTGTCTAGTGTAGATATTTGAAGCGTGCATGGATTCCCCATACACACTAGCACAAATAGTCATACAAATATACATAAACTCTGATTTCATAACTCCAGGAATGGAGTTAATCAGGAAGGAAAAGGGAGTAGGATCTCTCTTTCCCGCTGCCGCTAATGAATTAAGGTTATTAATAGCTAAATTCAAATCAGACATCAACTTAACAAATACGGAAGAAAATCTGGAGTGCATGCGCTTGTCAAGCGACATTGCTTTCCCAATTTTGTATTGTTCCTTACCCCACTCAATTGCTCGTTGAGTAAGGGTGTATCTAGAAATGGAAGTAGTGATATCTATCTTACGATCAACATCAAACTTCTCCTGTAAATATTCTAGATCATTGTGTCTATTTATGAATTCAAGAACGTCAACTTGCCACACTTCGAAAGTGTCTCCTTTCAAGAAAATATGCAAGCCTCTCTTTTCAGGGGGAGTGGTAAAATACTCTACGACTGAATCTCGAGCTGCTTTAACGAATTCTCCAATAGCAACAACTCCAGCGATATTCGATATCCCTAAAGATACGAATTTGTGAAAGTTATTCCAATGGGAAAGAGTCTTTACGAATCCAGCACTCATAAGAATGGGTGCTATAGTAATAAATTCTCCAATTCGATTAAATTTATGCCATAGCGAAGATCCAGTAACAGCTTTAGACTGTTGACCAAATACTTGAGCTATTGAGTCGGCAATGCAACCTACCATTTCTGATAGTTCTTTGCCTTCCCGTTCTTTATTCAATTTGAATTCAGGTTGAGACTGATAAATAGGTAATAAGGTTCTATTACCATTTTCATCAACCTCATAAATGCCCACGTCATCATGAGCTTCTCGCTCCATTTGCTCTATCCAACTAAGATCAAGTTCATTAAAGTTAACTGGTTTATTATCTTTATAAACCTTTTCTAAGAAGGACATGTGTTCAAATAATAAAGGAACCAATCCTTTACTAAGAACCGTCTCGGTAATGGAAATGCCGAGAACTTGGTTGTAAAAAGTCGAGAACCAAGCTAAAACTCCTACCCAATTCTTGCGAACTGAAATAAGAGTAGCAATGGATGAAATGAAAGTTTCGACTACATTAATCTTAATAGTTTTTGTCAAACTATTAAGAGTTTTCGTAAAACTCTCTGGTTCCGAATCATATTCCATCAATTTTGGAAGCGAAGCCTTTCGATTAAGTAGTTTTGGTGACAAACTCAATCGACTAGCTCGCTCTATTAAGGAATCAAACTCATGATCTTTTACAACTCTAGGGGTCATTCGCTTCTTGGCGGTCTTGCGTTTGCGAATGAAGTAAGCTTCTCGTGCATGTGCTGCATGATCATGCTTACGTTTACGGCGCCTATCAGCTTTGAATTCGAGAAATTTCTCTGCATCATCGCCAATAGTGCCATTGAAAAGCAAAGTCTTAAAAGGTTTAGGTACGACCTTTTGAGAAACTTTGGCCACTCTAACCTGCTTGCGCCCTAGGTTAGAATGATTAATTTCATTCGGGTTGGGGACACCT